CCTCGGAAACGCCCTGACACTGACTGGGGATGCTGCTGTTCTATGCCTCAGTTTCCAGTTCAATACCGGCACTACCCTGACCGGAAATGCCGATTGGATTTCCTGTCTGAAGGAGGGTTCCCTGACGGACCCGGCGGATGCGTTCATCCGCGTGTACGACGGGGCCGGCGGCGGGTGGGCCAACTACCTGATCGACGCCCCGGCTAGTTTGCCCTACGATGCTGCTAACAGTAGCGGCACCCAATCGGGCAAGATCGCTGTGAAGATTGGTGGTGCCGTCAAATACATCCAATGTTACTCCGACTAAACAGAGACGACTCTATCGGATACACCCCTAGACCAGGGAGACACCGACCGTGCCTGGTACCAGAGTTTCCCTCAAAGTGGAGGAAAGAATCGGCTTCACCACCCTTCTTCCGCAACGAGGAGACTACCTGACCCTTTGCCTTCGACAATCCATCCTGGAAAAGACGAAACTGACTGCCGAAGAAGTCGACAAGTTTCGTGTGAGAACAGCCGGCCCGAACCGGGTCGAGTGGGATGAAAGCAGGGCAGAGGAAAAGGAAGTCGAGTTCGCTGATTCCGAAATAATGTTTATAGCCGATTGCCTGAGACGGCTCAACGACGAGAAACAGCTTGAACTTCCCCACCTGGGGCTGTACAGGTTATTCGTCGTTGTACGAGAAGACAGCTAGAAAACGCACTTAGACGAGGCGGCGGAAGACAGCCGGACCGCTCCGCTAGGAAGCGACAATAACTACCGATAGGAGTGTAACACAATGGCTACTGTTTCCTTTGACCAAATCCTTTCCGCCCCGGTAGTCACGCGGGTGATCTCTCAGATCAAGACCCCGCAAACCCGGTTTATGGACTTCTACGGCCTCCGGCCTGGAGGCCCTAATACCGACAGTCCGGGCGGACACCATGCAGGATGGGACATTTTCGACCGTACACGCACAATCGCTACCGGACGTGCTCCCGGTGTCGGGCCGGCCACCACCATTCCCAAAGCCGTCGGCCACGTCTCCGCAGCGATCTACCGTGCTCACGAGAAGATGCCTCTTCTTGATGAAAAACTCTTCCGCACCCGCCCTCTCGGGGGCCAGTGGGGACAGATCGACGACCGTGGACAGCAGTATGTCCGCAATCAGGAGCGGTATCTTTCCCAGAGACTTATGAACAACAGAGAGTTCATGGTCTCCAGAATGTTCCGTGGCAGCTTCCAGCTTCTCAACTCCGGTGATGACTGGATTCCAGTAGACAGTGGTGGAACCTTCACCGTCGACTACCGGATTCCAGCGGGCAATAAGACGAAGCTGGACCTGTTGGGAGCCGGTGACATCATTGCCGCTTCCTGGGCGACATCCAGCACCGATGTGATCGGCCACTGCCTCAAAATCAATGCCGCTTTCGAGCAGCTTCACGGCTGGCCCTTGCGCCACGTCTGGATAGACTCTACCGTACTAGGCTACCTGATGGTCAATGAGGGCCTCAAGGCTGCTGCCGGTACTGCGAATGTGGTCTTCTCAGACTGGCGAACATCGCCACAGGTCAGCGCAGAGGGAATCCCCGACACTGGATATGAAGTCGTATTTCGCGGCCTTCCCTGGCTGCGGTTCCACAGCTACGACGCCGGGTTGGATGTGAACGGAACCTTCACCAAGTTCATCGACGGCACCCATGCAATCTTCACCCCTGATCCCGGTGACTGGTGTGGCGCCATAGAGGGCTCCGAGATCGTCCGTGAAAACATAATGGCAGCCGGAACCGAGCAGTACGGCATGTACGCATGGACTGAACCCTGCACACAGCCTGCCGGGTTCGAGCTTCTTACCGTGGACAACTTCCTGCCAGCATTGTACGTTCCCAAGTGCGTATGCTACGGGCTGGTAGTCTACTAAGGAGTGACAAAACGGACCCGAGGAAACACTAGCCGGAAGGTGGGGGATGTAGGAACGCCGCCTGAAGATTTGCCGCAGTCTTCAGGCGGTTTTGTTATTCGTGTCGGCATGACCAACGCAGCATCTCCGTTGTCTATACAGACAACGTTGTCCCGATATGACAACCCCGAGGAGGACATAGAATGAGGCAAGACGTGACAAGAACCTGGAGGGCGTCCGGTGTCGATTACAAAATCACCTTGGCCTCTTTAGCAAACACAAAGGGCCGCATGGGGGAGAAAGCCGATCTGGGCGTGAACTTTGCTCGGCGATACCTCGTCACCCTGAAGATCGAATCCGGAGCCGCTGCACCTACCGCCGGGCTGGCAGTCGATCTCTACTGGGCACCTTCCCACGATAACAGCACCTTTCCCGGAGGAGTCACCGGCTCCGATGCTGCATACAAGGACGGTAAGGAAACTGAATGGGCAAAGCAGCTATCCTTCATCGGATCGCTCATTGTCACCAACGACGCCAGCACAGTTCAGGTCCAGCACTTTGTGTTCAGCCCGCACGCCCGCTACGGCGCTCCGGTAGTCATCAATAACTCCGGGCAGACGCTTGAAACGAACGATGATGAACACAGGATCATTCTTACCCCGCTGTCCAGATGATCTCAGCACCGCCACAGATACCGGGATACATGCAGGGCCTCGCCCGACATGCAGGCGATAGCGTCTGCCCTGGGCTTCGGCACCGTCTCCGTGGACATTGGGCCACGTCACCCGGCCCGACCGGGGCAACCCTGTTCGACCAATCCGGCCACGGGAACAACGGCACTCTGCACGACATGGACCCGGATGCCGACTGGATAGTATCTCCGAACGGGTGGGTGCTGAACTATGACGGCACGGATGCTCGTGTGGATGTTCCGAATGTCATGGACAACTCTGCTACTCCTCAGACGGTCGCTGCCTGGATAAATCCTGATACGCTCGGCCAGGCGTCGTCTATCCTTTGTGCAAATGACGCTGCTGGAGCCGTAACTCTGTCTTGCCTGTTTGTTCCCTTAGGCCGAATCGGGCTCCTTGTAGAAACAAGCGGCATGTCTTTGGACGCTTTTACGACAAATGTGTTGTTATCAGTCCAATGGCAGCACGTTGCATGGGTGTGGGACGGAACCCTGACAGCGGCAAACATACTTCTATACCTCAATGGGCGCATTATGAGCCATCCTGGTGACCAGGATGGGACGGGGACAGCCACCGCAGCAACAGGGGCGTGGGCAATCGGTGGACGGTCTGAGGATGATACAGTGAACTTCGACGGGAAGATAGGCGACGTTGCTTTCTGGGACAGGATGCTTACCTCCTCCGAAATCCTCGCCCTCTACACCGACCCCCACATTCTGTTACGTGAGGCAGAAGAGACATGAATTATCCAGTATTGATTGCCGAACTGACAGGCGATCCTCTCGGTCGCGGTTACGCGGGGATGTCTGACTCCCAGGCGGCGGCAGACCTGAACACTGCCTACCGGACCGGCCTTCACACCCGCTTTATAACCTTTCGTACTTTGATAACCGAACTCGAACACCGTGGCCGGGCGGCACAATTACTAGACAAACTTACAGAGAACAGCCAGAGCAATAAGACAACCAGCCTTGCCTTGGATATGCTCAAAACGTATTCGGAAGGTGGTGGAATCGATATAAGCCGCCCCGCGTGCAGGGCGCATATAGATGAACTGGCCGATAAGACCTCCCTGGTTATTCCTCCAGAATGGGCGGCAGAGATCAAAGCCCTGGCTGAAACGCAGATAAGCCGGGCAGAAGAACTCGGCCTACCCTACATCGATCCCGGCAACATTGCAGCAGCAAGGAGCTAGATATGTCAAGTGAAATCCTCACCAAGGAAGGCACTCCTATCGTCTGGGCAGACGAAACAGACTATGCCGGCGGTAGTCAGGTCGGCGGTACACGCACTCACGACTTGGACCTGACCAATCTTCTCTTCAGCGAGGCACGCCAGGGGGAGAAAGCCGACCTTGGAGCAACCAGGGCGGCAAGATATGCAATTACACTATGTGTAGAGTTCAAGAGCGGTGAAGCCCCGGAATCAGGGGAAACAGTCGATCTCTATTGGGGGCCCTCGGGAAGCATTACAGCCGGAACGGCGAACCAGGGCGGCTTGGCAGGAACAGACGCCGCCTACACGGGCACCTCCGGTGACAGCTTGGCAGACTCGCTCAAACAACTGGTATTTGTCGGCTCCCTCATTTGCACAGCCGATGCGGTAGGAGTGCCGCAACGACAGACATTCGTATTCTCTCCACCAACGCGATACGGCCAGCCGGTAGTCGTGAACAATACTGATGCTGAGGACCTCAACGATGCAGATGCAGAAGAAATGTATGTTCGGATGGTTCCGCTGATAGACGAGGTGCAGTAACAGTGAGCCGCCTGTTGATCCCCAGCTACGCCGGTGGTTTTGCCCCGCGTGATGGGCTAGTGGAACATCCCGGGCTCTGGGATGGTCTTGTGGGCTACTGGCCGATGTTTCTGGGCCCGAGCGGCACAACACTACATAGCTGGAGCGGACGGGGAAACAACGGCACGTTGACAAACATGGACCCGGCCACGGATTGGGTACCGACTGAGAAGGGGTGGTCGTTGAACTTCGATGGAAACGATGATCATATTTTGGTCACATCGCCAGGGCATGATTTTGATACTGCAACAACCATAGTGTTTTGGGTCAATCAGCTTGGTGGCGGGTCGGGGAGTTTACGGCTCTTCGATACGCGCCCGGCAGATTTTCACAGCCAATCGTTGGGGGGCTGGATTGACCTGGATAATAACGAAATTGAGATACAAAGAACCGGAGTAAAGAAGTTCAATTTTAGCATGGCAACAAATACGTGGTATCAAATTGTTATCCGCTACTATGGCGGCACGCAGGTAGATGTTTACGTCAACGGTGAGGCATTGAGTGTGAAAAGCGGTGCTTTACTTAGCGGTACATACGGCAATGATCCACTAACGCTTTTTCAACGTGCAGACATCAACGCAGGCGAATCCTTCTTTGGCTTGGTCTCATTGGTGGCGCTTTACAATCGCATCCTCACCATTTCTGAAATCCAACTCCTCCACAGCGACCCTTACGCCCTCTCCCGTTTGCGCCGGCGGGTCTCCGTTAGGTGGCCGGGCAGTCCTTGGTACGCCTATTTACAGCAGGTGGCTTGATGCTCTATGTCGATGTTGACACTGCCGTAACCGTTCCGGTAAATGTGCTGCCGCTCATAGATGACGGCGATTTCAAGACTATCGAAGAGTCGGTTGCTTACAATGCGGCCGGCATGGACTTGAATTGGAACTTCGTCACCTCGGCAGGTGTTGTTACTCAGACTAACGTGACTCCGACTACCGGAGGCGTTTACGATTGGACGCATGTCGGCAATGGCATGTACAAGATCGAGATTCCCGCCAGCGGTGGGGGAAGCATCAACAATGATACCAAGGGTTACGGCTGGTTTTCCGGCGTGTGTGACGGTGTACTGCCCTGGTGTGGGCCGAGGATTTGTTTCCGGGCAGCAGCCCTGAATGATGCTCTCTGCGACGGTGGAGACACGCTGGATGTGAACGTGGCCGAGATTGCCGGAGACTCAGGGGCAGCCCAAGAATCGCTCTTCGCAGACGGCAAGGTCTATGTTGCCACCGGCGGCACCAGCAACACGACCTGGCCTACCGGCTCTGCTTGTCAACCAACGGATACGATCGCACGCGGCCAGACGATAGCTGCTGCTCGCAATCTGTACACGTTGTTGATTTATGGCAGCCACACATTGACGCAGGCATTGGAAAATGTGCATGTTGTGGGCCACGGCCATATCGAGTATGCCCATCGAATCGACATAAACGGACAGAGCATAGAACATGCAGTCTTCGAGAGACTCGTTATCCAGGGAGCAGGCGGCAATGCAGTAGGTCTGCTCAATGCCACACGATATACGAACTGCCTCCTGTGGGCACATACGAACATAAACGGCATGGCGATGGGCTGTGGAATGTCGGGAGCGTGCTCGATTCTTGACGGCGGCTCCGCTACACTCGTGGATGTAGCATTCGGTACAATGGCAGCCTGCACACTTGATCTGCAAAACCCCGCTACATGCACTATTATCAATATGCGAGGCACGCTAACTCTTACCGGCCTGGATGGAGATACAGCTCCGGTCAACATTAGTATGCAGAATGGGGCTTTACTTACTATCGACAACACGTGTACGGCAGGAACTATCAACATCACAGGCAGCGGGACAGTAACAGACAACAGCGGGGCAGGCTGCACGGTGAACATTACAGTACCGGAAGCGGATGTAGCAAAGCTCGACGGCAGCACTACTCTTCCAGAGATTACCGGCGCAAGCGATACTCCTGCCGAGCCGACTCCGGGACAGGCGCTTATGCTTCTCTATCAATGGTTGCGTAACAACACCCAGTCTACAGCCACCAGCCGGGCAGTAAAGAACGACGCGGGTACAACCGTGCTGTCCTCGGTATCATCCGATGTTAGTGGAACTTTCTCCCAGGGAAAACTTTCCTAGCGAGACACCCGTTCAATGGCAATCGACACCGAAGACAAAAGACGTTCGGTAGTTGCAAACCTGCCGGTCCCCGACAGCTTCATAGACATTGGAGACCGCCGGCAGATAACATGGAACTATCGTCACCACAAAACGTTAGGCTCGGAGACACCAGCAACCTTCAGACTGGTCTCTGTAGCCGGCACATATCTTATTTCCCGCAGGGGAGTAGCCCCCACTTACAAGGCTAATATCACAGACAAGAAACCCACTTACCAACAAGATGCTGGACCCTAGCGACTACCTGCCGGTCGATAACAGCTTCGACGTATACGTGGAAAACTTCCACGCCGCCGCCGATCCCGATACGCCCCTGACCGACGCTGCTATGACTTTCACCCTGTATGACCTAGCTGGGGATGCGGTCAGCGGAGCAACAGCAGTAGAGATGTCACATAGAGGCAGCGGGGAGTACAGGGGAAGTGCAGAGCCGACTCTTACGGCAGGCACAATCTACAAACTTGTCATTACTTGCAGCAATTACACCGCAGCCTGGACACAATACTATCCAGCGCGGACAAGACCCTTTGGGAGGGACTAGCCATGCCCTGCAAACTTGGAAAAGGCTTGACAAAATCAGTTGCCCGTACTCTAATACGGAAGAAGAAGTACAGGACAAAAAGGCAGCTTCGCTTCTTCGGGTGGAAGGCAGGAGGCTCCAAACCTCGATCCCGCAAGACTAAGACCCGTGGCAGAGGAGTAAGATAACATGACAGTGAGCAGAAGAGAGTCCGGCAGGGGAAGAGTCCTCACCCGCTATTTTGCCAAACAAAGGCAGAAGTACGAGAGGCGTGGAGGGGAAAGACGACTGAAGCGGGCCAGAGCCCTCCAAAACCTGCGGTTGCTGTTCGGCTCCAGAGCCGCACGGAGGATAGTGACCCGGAAGGCACGTGAGCCCTCCTGGACATACCATTTTCGATACTGAGAAAGGAACAGGTTATTGCTATGGCAGGGCGGAAACTGAAACGAACCCGATTTCAAGTCAGGGGCAAACTAGGAACCGGCACCCGGTTTCGTCGCCTAAAAGAAAGCCTGGCAAAGAAAGGCGTCTACAGTGCCGGAGCACTGGCAGCCTGGATTGGGAGAAGAAAGTATGGGGCTAAAAAGATGGCTGCGTTAGCATCAGCAGCCAAACGAAAGCGAAGCCACGGGCACCGCAGGTGAGGAAAGTAGATGGCAGTTGAAACACTCGATTACACCTACACTACCCAGTCCGAAGTCGAGCGTATCTGCGGTCGAAACGCTGCTCTTCTGCACATGGACGATACCGGGGAGGGGCTTGCGGAGACCAGTGTATGGGACGATGTAATCGACGAGGCCACCGATACAATCAATCTCTACTGTGAGCAGACATACGACTGTTCTGCTATGGCCGACAACAAGTGGGTCCGCCGGCAAGCCTCTTACCTGGCGGCCTTCTTTCTTTTCCAGAGAAGAGGTGATCCCGGCCACTTCCATCTTCATTACGAACGAATCATGCAAAATCTGGAAAATATACGCACCGGCAAAATGCAGATACCACGTCTCGGCACCCGTGAAGACCTCACCCCTGCATTGTCCAATTATGTCGTTTCCGACTGGTACAGAGTCACCAAGATTCGCGTACAACCGTCTATCTCCACTGGAAAATCTTCCGGCAGGCAACACTTGGATCACAGAGGCTATCCGCCTTACTAAGGGTGAATTGAAATGAGGATACCATGGATCGAAACAAGCGAGCGTTTACCGGCGGCAGACGAGGAGTGTTTGATCGGCAAGGAAGGTTCTTACGTTTGTCTGATCGGCACGTTCAAGCGACAAGACAATAAGCCGGACGGTAAACCCCAAGGTTGGCTCCACGGCGCCTTAGAAGAGATTACGCCGCTTGACGGCGCAACACGATGGTGTCCGCTGGAGCAATAGCAGCCCATGCCATACTCCCAGATTACCATCCGACTTCCCGGTGTCAGGCGCACAAATCTGACACAGGAACTACGCCGTCTGCCAGGCTACCTTTCTGGGAAAATACCGGACAGGCACGGATACGGAAGAGCATTCAAGGGCCATTTTGCACACTACATCTTCACGAAGATACGGGAGTCATTTCTCGCAAAATCAGACGGCGGGAAAGACGTATTCGGTGATTCCTGGAAGCCCTTGAAGAGAGAAACGATAGCGCAGCGGCCGGTTGGTAGGGGTCAATGGAAGAAGCTGGGTCTCCTTGGTCTCGGGCGGGGTGGGCGCGGATTGCTAACCACATCTCAAAACCGACTTTGGAAGGGCATATTTGCGTCCACCCTTGCCCGGTTAGCTCCACGTATCGGAGAACAGCAAGCGAAAGTAGAAGCTGCAAAACTGGCTTGGGCAATACTGAAATCTCGAGGGGCAAAGACGAGACTGGAATCGCTTGGAGGCCGTCACGTTCCTATTCTCCGAGTATCCGACCGCCTGTTGGACAGCCTCTCCCCCGGAGAAATAAATGATGACGGCAGTTACCAGCCTCCCCCAGAACAAGTATTGAGGTTCCATCGGGGAGCGATTACAGTAGGCACGGAGGTTCCTTATGCTAAGTACCAACACAAAACTCGTCGCCTCTGGCCGACAGGGAGGAAAATGGCCGGCTGGGGGAAAGAGGGGGTAGACAGGGCGGTAGAAGCGCTTGTGAAACGAATGGAGCAGGTTAGGAGGGCCTGAGAGTGAGTCTATCCGCCTTACTGCAAGCAGTCAGAGATCAACTTCGGAAGGAAGTACCTCTGAAGGTTAGCGAGTGTGACATACAACCAGACGGCCAACCACCGCCGGGAATAGGCAGACAGTATGTCGCCGTCCATCCGACCGGATGGGAGAATGACATACCGCAGATGAGTAGGGGGCTGAGCGAACTCTACGCAATATCGGTTACCCTCACCATGCGAGCGCCGGAGAGTCCCCGAGACAGGATAATGTCAGAGTTGTACTTGAAAGCCCTCAAAGGCATGGAATCGATCATCCGGCGAATCATAATCAAGATACATGATAACTATACCGTACTGATCAGCGCAAACAAGCTGATTGACGGGGACGACAAGATAGTAGAGCCTCTTCGCTGGGCAAGTACCGATGCCCAGCCCCGCATGGTGGGGCCGGAGTGGCTGTTCTCGGCAGAAGAGGGTTTCAAGGGAACTGCGGCATTGGTGATGGAGTCGAGATTTATCACCGGGCGCAGGATACAATCCCACACAAACATGGAATAGGAGGGCTGAGCAATGTCTTTTATCGCGGGCGACTATACGGTGACCTACAATGATGTGGACATAGGCGTAGTGGAAGACGGGTTCGAACTTGAGTTTACACAAGCCTACGAGGATGTTCGTGGCGATAACCTGGGAGACACCCTTCAGGATGGTATCTTCCGTGGATACAATGCCACAATCTCTGCTATTCTTCTGGAGGCAAACAATGCTGCACTTAGGCAGGCCGTCTGGCCGTTCTACACCACAGCCGGTAACCTTACCGACTGGGGAGTGATTGGGACACTAGGCGTCCTTGCTACGTCCAAGGCAAAAGCCCTGGTTCTTACTAAAATTGCCGGAAACCCTGCTGCCGATGCTGATTGCCCCAAAACCCTTACTGCCAGCAAGGCAATCCTGGCAAGAGACTTTCCTGTACGACTCCTCTTTGCCAACCGTCTTCGCCGCATTCCAATCCGTTTTCAACTATTCGCCTATCAGACAGATAGTGTCAACCGACTCTTCCAGATTACGATTGCCTGACATCCAATGGCCGAGGAAACTACCGTACGCTTCGTCCTGGAGGAAGAGGGGAAAGGACCGTCCCCCGGTGCTCCTTCTGCGCTCCCGAGGGCAGGCGGAGGTCCCAGTATTCCACCTGCGAGAGATGACCCTATTCGAGAGAGTTTTCGTCAGGAACGTAGGGAGGCAGAAAAGAGACAAGAGAAACCTACTGGGCTGGGCAGAGGATTGGGAGGACGACTAGCCGGAATCCTGGAGGGGGCCAAAGAGCGTGGTCTGGCCGCCATAGGACCCTCGGTCGGTGCTGGCGTTGCCGCTACCACGGGTAGCCCTACTGCCGGCGGAATTGCCGGGACAATGGCCGGCAGCGCAGCGGGAGCACTAGGCGCCATGGGGCCAATCGGCCTCGCTATTGGTGGGATCGTGTTGGCGGGAACTGCCCTAAAAGAATCCTTCCAAGCAATGACAAAAAGTATTGATGGCGCAGTCGAATCTGTTGAAAAGTATAGTGGGGCAGTTGCCGGTGCCCAGGCTGTTGCACAAGTCAGAGAATTAGAAACCAGGATCGAGAGGGGCCGCCGGCTGGGAGGGAGGCTTGCCGGTTATGTCGACATTCAATCACAGGTACAACGCACACTTGAAGAGATAAGAACCGAGTTTATCAGTACGCTTCTACCCCTAGTGCGCAACCTTTTAGAGGTCCTGAATACCGGCCTTCAATGGTGGAAGAAACTTTGGGAATCTTTAGATCGACTGCGGAAAAATATGGCTGATCTCGGAACACGATTAGTACAACAAGGAAACTGGATCGAGAAAATACTGGGCCGTATGCTTACCTTCCTATCAAAGGCCGATAACCAAGCAGCAAAACAAGAAAACATACTTGAACAGCAAGTAGATGCCTGGTTGGAAACCGAGTTGGTGGGAGGTGAGCCTGCTGGACTAGAGAGAATCGAGCGCCCCCCTGGAATCGGCATAAAACTCGGAGGAATAGAATAATGCCAAGGCTCGAAGGTGTCGGTACAGTGGCATACAACGGCGTGACTTTTCCGTCTCCGTTACGAGCGAAGGCTGAGGTCCGCCCTATCTATGATGATGCGGGTCGCATGGTCAAATATCGCGCGTACACGTTGACTGTTGAGGCGATCTTTGTTGGAGAAGACTTCGCTGCAATCGGGGCAGGGGGAGCTATTGGGCCGGGTATGGCTCTTCTTAGACAATATCTCTTGGAGCCTGGAGGCACGCTTACATTTACGGATCAGGGTTTAGGGCATAACCTGACGGCTCTGAACATTGTAGATTTTGGGCCGAAGCCAAGAATCCTGACTTGGGAACCGATAGGGTCCAATAGGGCAGCGAGAGTAGTGTGGTCTTGCGAGTTTACCGTAGTTGAATACTACGGAACCGGCGCCTATGGAGAGGGAAAGTTTGGAGAGTTTTGTTGGGATGCAGCGTGGAATATCGGAGAAGACGGTATGCAAACAAGGATTGTTACCGGCTCCGCCGATGCCCGAGTATATCGTAATGGGCTAAACATTACCAACACAGCCGATAGCTTGCGAGAAGAAATAAAAGTCCCTATGTTGGATGGTTTCAAGCGTACTCAACAATTCCGTTTAAGTCCCGATAAAAGGACTCTTTTCTTCACCATCACCGATACGGAAATACCGAGCAATAATCCCTACTTTCCAGGGATGATAGACATGGACATCCGGCATAGGGTTGCAGGGCTGGTCGCTGCTGCTGCCGAGTGGGATGTTTCACTGTCAGGCTCTATCACAGTTGCCCCCGGTGTGGAAAAGAGGGAGGCTTGGAAAGCCTTTGTTCAGATAGTTAGGGCCATAAAGGAAGAGCAGGATAAAGGCAAGCAAGTAGGAAGCGGAGAACCCTCTTCCATTCTAATAACCGATCGACTGGAGATCGAGGATGAGATATTCGGGCGTAGGATAAGTTTCTTTATGAATTGGAAGCTGTTGTGCAACAGAGAGACTTTCTTGAAAGCAAGCGGTCTTTGGAAGAAGATGCCTGGCAAGTGGGACACATGGCGTGCCAGTCTGGAAGATGTAGTAGGGCCGCGCGGTTACGCCCAACTCAGCCACTCGGCTAGAGACGACATAATTATCAACTTTTCCGTAACGGGAGAGCCATCAAGATACAGACCCCGTGTAAGAAAGCCGGCACTAAGGCATGAAATGGGAGACCTATTCAAGGACCCTTGCCCTCCAAAAGAGTCCAGTTGGCTTGCCTTCCGCAATAGGATTTACGTGCTTAGTGGGATAGATGCAATACGAAACCGAGAACTAGGCGGGGCAAAGCAACTACCTGTGTTAAAAGCTAATGCCTTTGATAACGAGGGGGGGAAACTTATCAATCGTTTTCGGGGCCATACTGTCATCCAGCATCGAGGTGGGGCTGCTTTTGATCTTGAAATGCGAGGATACGCGCGCCGTCTTTGCTATCCAATTACTAAAGACGACATACCGACAATAGGGCCGGCAGTCATATTTCCCGGCATGAAGGACCTTGTGCCCATTTTAGAAGAGATCGTCCCATCCCATAAAGAAGACAGGACTATAGGCGGGCATGAAGTCTATCGGGCTGCCTGGAGATTTCAGTTTCTTGTCCCCCAGGGAGGCACAAGCTACACGGTCAGAAATGTTCCCAAGAAGATGAAAAAATCCAAGAAAAAAGGAGCCAAGAAGTGACCAATGTTTCACTGCCCGCAGGAAAGTTGACCTTTTCCGAAAGCCCAACCGGAAAAGACCTCTTCTCTGTCGACCTTTTAGAGGCTGAAATAGCCTTGGAGAAAATGCTTGCAGAAGGTGAACATCAGGAAAGCATAAACATTGATGAATGGTGGCCTAAGGTCGCAAAATGGGTTAAGGACAGGTTCAAGGTAGAACTAACCAAAACCCAGACGTGGTTATTTGCGACGCATGTTCGTGAAACATACCTGGAGGTAAAAAAAAACTTCGACCAAGAATCGAGGTCGGATTCTGGTTTCACTTCAACCCATTCTCCAGAGAAGCCAATGGAATGACAGAACTCGAATGGTTCCTTCTGAAAGCGGAACTTCCACGGTTGAAAGCACAACTAGAGTTACATCAAAGGCAGTGCCAAAGTACAATAGACGCCGAGAGACTAAAAGACTTGATCCTGTTAGACACTGAGGACGAAGACTATGCCGACAAGACCGCTGCCGAATACTTGATGTCTCAAATCAAAAGTGGTGCCTTAGAACAACCCCCCTACAAGGAGAGCCGTTATGAGTAGATTGACAGCCGGAGACTTCCTTGGCTCCCCGATTACCAAGGATTACCTGCCTAGCGCATACTACAGTACATGGTTCCTTTATCGAAAGGCTCCCCCATTCAACCTGCGTGTCCTTCAAGAGATGCTTACCGATCCGCGCATCCTATTCGGATTATGGTTGCTAAAAGGCCCTATTCTCAGCAAATCCAGGTTTCATGTCGTCGCAGACAACAAGGAAATCAAGTCTTTCCTGATAGACAATGTGACCCGCTTCTGGAGAAACAGTGCTGCCCGCGCCTTGAAGGCCGTGGAGTGGGGCTTTTCCGGAAGCGAAGTTCTCTACAAAGTGAAAGGCCCCACCGGACAAATCTACTTTGATACTCTAAAAGACCTTCGGCCGTTGGACTGCCGGGCTGTTACTCGTGAAGGAAAGCTGGTAGGAATGTCGGTCCACAATCTTCCCGGCCGAACGAAGAAAGTCTCCATACCGACACCCCGCTTCCTCTGGCACGTCCAGGGGCGAGAAATCAACGCCTGGTATGGAAGGAGCAGATGTTTCGGAGCCTATATTCCCTGGTTGGAAACCTGGTCTGACGGAGGCTACAGGGACAGTCGCCGTCTCTTCTTCCACAAGTATGCCTACTCAGGCGGCACAATCTATCATCCTCCCGGTACTACCAAACTAGAGGACGAGAACGGTAACACCATTCAAGTAGTAAGCAACCGAGACCTGGCCCGTGAAATCATGGAAAAGAAGAAAACAGGAGGGACAGTCGCCTTGCCGAACACAGAGGGAGGAGCACCGGGCACCCGTGCGTGGGAGATTACCGACCCTACCATCGCCCCTCCCCCCTCTCATGTGATGGAATATGGAGCCGACCTGAAACGGGAAATCTTCGAGGGAATGGGTATTCCTCCAGAAATTGCTCACGCAGAGGGTACGGGAGCTTACGCTGGAAGAAAGGTTCCCGAAGACGCTTACTATGCCAACCTTCAGGAGATACTCAATGCTCTTATTTCCGATGCTGACGCCCAGATATTCCGCCTATTAGTCGAGTTGAACTTCGGCCCGAACCAGGAATACGAAATAGTCCCAGCAGGTCTCCTTACCCCTACGCAAGAAGAAAGGTCTCTACCACCTCCAGGCTGGAGTAGAACTCCGGAAGAAGAACTACAAATGGGAACGCTCGATGAAGACCCGCTAGTACAAGGAGTTTTCTGGAGGAAAACCCAAGATGGCAAAACGAAAAGTTCGCTGGGGACACTTACACGAAATTGACCGGCGTATCCACGTAGGAACCCCTGCATGGCAGGGAATGAAACTCCGTCTCCGCCACCTGTCATCCTGGAGAAGGATGCACAAAATATCGGGGGGCCACGGTCCAGTGCGCATGTACGGAACCCGCCACAAGGTGCGCCCATCTTCCAACCTCCGTCTTACCGGACGGGTATCTAAACTTGCGTACATAAAAAGGCGATCATAGTTGTTTGTAACAACGTTGTTTGTAATAACGGAATCCTCAAATAGAGAGTAGATCGAAACAATAGATTCACGGATTCCACCCCTGGGTGTGTGAAACGGCTGTCAATCATGGTGGGGCATCAAACCCCCAATTTTACGGGTTATTGGCCCTGATATTGGACACTGGAGAGAAGAAAAAGTCTCTACCAACCAACCAACCAACTAACTAACTAACTAACTAACTAACTAACTAACTAACTAACTAACTAACTACTGTACGTATGTACAATTCCCCATACGTGTACAACCCCCCATCCTACCCCCCACTAGCAGGGAAATGAAACCGGCCGGACCACACACCCAGGGGTGGAATTCGTGAATCTATTGTTTCGATCTCACCCGAATAAAGAACTTTCCATAAAACGGAAGCGATATGCCGAAACTAATACCAACCAAAATTGAACTCACAGTTGCAGGGGCCTCACAGGGGTATGCTCTTCGGAATCCCCACGTACTCTATCAAGAGGCCAACCGAGCAGGCTATGCTACCCATCATTGGTGGGGAAAGCCTAACTCTTACTATTGTCCACGAGGGCGCGAGGCAGGAAGAGCCTATGTCCTTCTTTCCAGAAAACAGGCGGTGGCACTCAGCCTCACTGCACCTTATGACCTGCTTTTTACCTATGGCGATACCACACTCAGAATCCCAGAGCTATACGTTCTTCATGCTACGGCAATCTATACTGACTCTTATGCCCCAGATGATAGTGTTACATACCTAGTCGAACTTGCCGATCTGCGAATCAAGTTCCCTAATACCAGCATCAATGAATGGTACAATGTTCGTAACCCCTGTGACGAGTTTTATGACAGCAGCCTATTGATTCCGCCCTCTACTCTCTGGCCCTGGCAAGACATGCTGGATGATATTTGGAGCAACCTTCCAGGCGACGCCGGTGCTTCTCCACCTCTTCCCTCCGCCCCGAGCGGCGATCCTGAAAACTTCCGCTTTATCGGTATCTCTGCTTGGCACGCCTATTGTGATGTTCTGGAGAGGATTTCCTGCGATATAGTTTACGATCCCATCACCAGCGTCTTCACAGTGGTTGATCTAGGCGCCGTACAGAGCGGCATGACCAAGCTGGAGACCGATACGGACCTTATAAGTGATCGTGTTCCCAGAAAAGGGCAGATCGAAAACCCGGCCGCGATCAGAGTTTTCTTCCCAGATACGGATAACATAGAACAAGCCCCCGCCACATCCTACGACTGCACTACCGGCCTTCCCGGTGCTCCTACCGGCACTATCCTTCCCGTTTGGAACGACATGGGGGCAGAGGCTGGCCCTGCCGCCTGCCAAGCGCGTGCGATAGCGGTAGGCACGGCAATAGCGGCCAAGTACAATGTCCAGGACGGAGCCCGACGCAAGATATTCTACGGGCTAAAAGACATCATTCCCGGCAGCCAGATCGAGGCTGTACGCTGGTCGGACAAGGGCGACTCCCTTGGAATGACAACCGAATACTGGGGCAGCCCTGTCGAATGGAACTATCCCCGATTGCCGGAGGCTAAAACCGTCTGCTGCAACCTTGTCAGTCCTACAGATTGCTGGATAGGGTGTTATCTCGGGAAGATAAGACATAAGCAACCCTACACAAACCTCAACATAGCCGACTGTACTAAGGCGTGGTGGCTCGATCAACAAAACATCGTAAAGAACGGGCTGAGATGGTACTTCGATGACGCGGGACATATCATCGGGTTTCTAGGATATGACTGCTGCTGGTACAGCCCCTGGATTGCAGCAGAGCCGGTCGGCAATGGTCAGGTAGTTGCGGCCTTTCCCGTGCCCTAGCATTATAGCATAGACAACCTCCCATGCCTTTAGACCTAAGCACAATTCAGATATACGTCTTAGCGGGCACGGGGGCTCCCAACCGTTTCCTTGCGCAGTGGTTGAATACTATGCCTGTCGAGTGGGACTATGGCCCAATGGGTGCCTACGATATAGTCCTGACACGCAACAGAATAGTAGCCCACTTTCTAGATGCCGATGAAGCCCACGGCAAGAG